GTTCAATAACAAGTTCTATCGAAATCGAATAATGCGGCGCTTATTTATAAGCCTTCTTTTATTGTCCAGTTCGCCTTGTTTTGCTATTCCCGTAATTCCAAATTTTTCTGCGGGGTCGAGCATATCACGAACAACCAGTTCACAATCAACACGGGAAATTATTCAATCTTATTCTTATTCTACGGGGTATCAGTACACAACAGGCGGAACCAATGTCGAAGCGGTCACGGCAGGCGGTTCAATCAGCCCTGAAGCGATTGCAGGGGCAACACAAACAATTAACGGCGTAACATCAACAACAACAGGAATTAATTTATCTACTAAACCCCAATGGAAGCAATCAACAGCGGGGGCGGCCACGCAATTTCATGAGTCGTATATTGGGCCGGGGCTAAATTCTTATGTCCATATAGACCGTACTATTGAGGTTCAATCTGTAACTGAATCAACGTCAACGTTTACGCAATGATAAAAAATTTTAAGATAGCAGGTGCAATATTATTTTTTTCTGTCCAGTTTCCAACTTACGCAAATACCAATATGACAAATAATCCAGTATCAAATTCGTCTGGAAGCGTTACAAATTTGGGCGTAATGAATATGCCGACAAGACAATTTCAAAATCAAGTCGGCGGTCAAACTGTAGTATGTCAATCTGATACTTTAGTTATCCAACCTTTTGTCACTTCATCGGCTTCATTTACAAAACCTTATCAAGACTATTATCTTGACCCCATATATTCAGTTAAAGATACAGAAGGCGCGACAGATGCAAACGGCGTGACAATAGGCGATGGCGACCCCGACAACCCCGGCCAAATTATCGGATATAAAACAATAAGAACAGCCCAGAAAGACACATATAATATTTCGCCGGGAATCAGTTTATCTTGGAATATTTCACTTGATCGAAAAGCGGTGCGGTTATGCCGCGAAGCGCAACAAAGGCAATCAGATTTAATTCAGGCAAGAATAAATGATAATATGTACGCGCTTG